GTCGTGGTGCGGGTTCGCCCACCAGGCGCGGAGGTCCTTGTAGCGGAACACCCAGAGCTTGCCGGCGCCGCCATCGGTAGTCGGCGTGCGCGCCTGGTCGATCCGGTCGGCGGTACTGCCGTAGTACCAGTCGAAGCCCTCACCGCCGGCGATGTTCGACTGCAGGTAGGCGCGGTCGTGCACCGCCGGCCAGCCGGCCTGCGCGTCGAGGTGTTCGAACCCCTCGCGCCAGTCCGAGAGCGGCATGTAATTGTCGATGCCGACGAAATCGATGTGCGGATCGGCCCAGAGCGGGTCGAGGTGGAAGTAGACGTCGCCGCTGCCGTCCCCCGGATGGTGCCCGAAATATTCCGACCAGTCGGCCGCGTAGCCGACCTTTTTCCCGCTGCCGAGGATCCCGCTGGCGTCGGCCGCCAAGGCCCGAAGCGCCGCCACGGCCGGATAGCTCGCGGCGCCGTCGCGGATCGTCGTCAGCCCGACCATCTCCGAGCCGATCAGGAAGGTGTCGACGCTGCCCGCCGCCGCGCAGAGATGGGCGTAGTGCAGGATCATCCGGCGCAGGCCCCACTCGCCCGAGGCGCCGTCCCAGACCACACTGTCGTCCGAGACGTCGAAGTCGGAGGGCTGCGCGTCGCCGAAGAGCGCGGCGACCTGCGCCCCGGCCGTCGCGGTCCTGTCGACGGACCCCGCATAGCCCGCCGCCGGGGAGCAGGTGATCCGGCCGCGCCACGGAAACGTGGGCTGTCCGACCTTGGCGGCGCCGTCGCTGTGGGGGTCCGGCAGGGTGTTCCCCGCCGGCACGTCCATCAGGATGAACGGGTAGAAGGTGACCCGCAGCCCGCGCGCCTTCATCTCCCGGATCGCCTGCACCACGGCGTAGTCTGCGGGCGTGCCGCCATAGACCGGCCGTCCCTCGGCATCGCGGCTGACGAGGAAGGCGCTGGATCGGCCGACGCCGTTCACCGACCAGCTTTTCGGCGTGGTCGACTTGACCGGGACCTCGACGCCGGGGCGGATCCGGCACGCGCCGGCGCGCAGGTCGTCGCCGAACCAGGCGACGACGAGGCTCACGCTCTCGACCGCCGGCGCCATCGCTTCGAGCCGGTCGAGCGAGACCATGATGTCGGTGGCGTCCGCGACGGCGTTGAGGTTCTCCGGCACGCCGCCATCCTTGCGGATCGGCTGGGTGGCATAGGCGGCCTCGCCCGAGGCCGGGATCATCGTCACGGCGCGGGTGAGCCCCTCGGCGGTGTCGGGATCGGCCAGCGGCCGGAACACCTCCAAGGAGAGCTGCGGCAGGCGGTTGCCGAAGCGTCCAAGTGGCAACTCCTCGAAGACCACGTAGGCGGTGCCGCGGTAGGCGGGGGTGTCGGGTCCCATCTTCGCGGCGATGAACGGGTCGGCCGCCTGCGCCTCGTCGCCGGGATACCAGCGCCACGTCAGCCCGGTGAGGTCGAGCGGGCTGCCGTCCGCCCAGATGCGGCCGATGCCGGTGATCGGCCCCTCACACAGCGCCACCGCCAACGACGCAAAATACCGATACTCCGTCGTCTCGATGTCTGGCCCACCGCCGCCCTTGCCGCCGCCGCTCTGGCTCGTGGTCTCGGTCTCTTCGCGGAAGTCGGTGGCCCAGATGATGTTGCCACCCAAGCGCATGCGGCCGAAGAGGCGCGGGATGACGGCGCCCTCGGTGGAGGAGGTGACTGAGAGCGATTCCAGCCGCGCGCCCTCGATGCGCTGGTCGGGCTGCATCGAGGCGATCAGCATCGAGTCCACGACCGAGCCCGCGGCCGATCCGATCATGCCGCCGATCGCGGCGCCGGAGAGGCCGAGGATCGAGCCGCCCACGGCACCGCCGACGGCCGTGCCCACCGCTCCGAGAACCAGCGTCGCCATCAGGACGTCCCGTCCGGAAACAGGAACGCGAAGGCGATCCGCCGGCGCCAGGCCTCGGTCAGAGCCTGCTCGACCACGCCGATGCGCTCGTAGGCGTGGATGAAGCTGCCAGCCCCGGACCCTATCCAGGGTCCAATCTCAGTGAGGATCCCGAGATGCTTGGCGACCGCCCGGTCGCGCATCCGAAAGAGCAGCAGGGTGCCGGGCTCGAGGTCGGCGCCCGGCGCGGGGATCAGCGAGCGCGCAGCGCCCTCGGCCAGCACCTCTCGAGCGCCCACCTCGCCCCAGTCGCGGCTGTAGGGCGGCAGATCGAACGGCTCCGGACCGACGACGTCGCGCCAGACCCCGCGCGCCAGGCCGAGGCAGTCGCAGCCGACGCCGCGGACGCTCGCCTGGTCGTGGTACGGCGTGCCGAGCCAGGAGCGGGCAGCCACCACCACCGCGGCGGGATCGGCGGGCCTCACAACACGCTCCCGTCGTTGCCGCCGTCGCGGCTGGCATAGCGGACCACCGCGTCGTTGCCGGGGATGTGCGGGAAGCCGCGGAAGTTCGCGACATTACCGAACTTCGCCCGGCAGGTCTCGAGGCGCTTGTTGCAGCCTGCGCGCACGACGAAGCCGTCGCCCGCCGCGATCCCGCGCACCGGCGCCTCCAGCAGCGTCAGCGTGACGATGCCGCCGGCCTTGGTATGCAGCATCACCTCGGCGCGGCGGCCGGCATTGGCGCCGCCGGTCCAGTCGAGAGTGCCGAGCCCGAACCAGCCATCGGCGAAGCCGCCGAGGCCGGAGGCGGTGAACGCGCGGTCGCGGAGCGTGTCGACGACGGTGCCGGTGCCGCGGAAGCTCGGGTCCTCGAGGTCCACGCCGCAGCGTGCGTCGCCCAGCACCGCGTCGCAGGTCGCCTGGTAGGTCCGCCCGATGGTCTGGCCGAGCAGATGCGCGAGCGACCGCATCTCTGCGACGAAGGCGAGGCGGCCGCGCCTGATCTGCCCGATGGCGCCTCGGCGCAGGATCACCCGCTCGGCCGGGTCCTGCCAGTTCACCCGCCAGACCAGCACCTCGGCGCCGTCCCAGCGGCCATCGGCGATGTCGGTCTCGGTGATCCGGTCGGATCTCAGAACGCCCTCGGCGTCCTGCGCATCGACCGAGAGGTCGGCGCCGGAGCGCAGTTCGGAGGCCGTGAGGCCGCTCTCCGGCTCGTAGGTGGTGCCGCCGAAGGCGAGCGGCCGGTCGTGGTCGGTGAAGCCGAAGGTCGCACCGTCGGCGCGCGCGATGCGCCAGCACCAGGCGAGCGTCGTGGTGCCGCCGTCGAGATGCGCCTGCAGCGCCGGCGACAGCGCCTTCATCGCCGGATCTCCAGGAGCGGGATCGAGGTGATCGAGCCGAGCCGCTCGAGGTCGAGCGTCACGTCGAGCATGTCGGTGTCGAAGCGCACCGGCACGTCGAAGAGGAAGCCCGCGGTGACGGAGCCGCCGGGCGCGGCGTCGAAGGTGACGATGCCGGTGGTGGTGTCGACCGACCAGCCGTCGCCGGGGACGAGCTCGGTTCCGTCGAGCGCGATCCGGACGCTGCCGGCCACTGGCTTGGCGATCGTTCGCGTCCAAGACTGCGGGCCCGACACGTAGCGCTTCGTCAGCTGGAACCCGGCCGGCGCTCCGGGCAGCGCCGCAAGCGGCTGGTCGAGCGGTCCGGGCGTGCGCGACGGCGCGCAGGACTTCCAATCGCCCCAGTCCTTGTAGCGGAACCCGTGCAGCCGGCCGTTGCGCGCCTCGAAGAAGGCGACCACCGCGGCAAGGTCGTCAGCGCGTCGGATGCCGTAGGCGACATCGAAGCGCCGCCGCGAATTCGCCCAGCTGGCGTTCCGCTCCTCGTCGCCGCTGGCCAGCTCGACGATCTGCGTGCGGCGCTCGGGCCCACCGCGGGCGCCGCGGCTGATGTCGTCGGGAAAGCGCACGTCGTGGAACGCCATCAGAGACCCCTCCGGCCGGCGGCGACCGCGCGGGCGATGTCGGCGGCCACCTGGGACCGCGACTGCCGGAAGCTCTGCGCATCGCGGGTGTGGATGTTGACGGTGACTGGATGCGCAACAGCACCGCCGCGCCTTGTCTCGTCCACCACGCGCTCGCGCGGATGCAGCATGGCGAGAAAGCCGCCCTGGCCGTCGAGGCCGCCGATGCGCGGTGCCGTGCCGGTATGGCCCCCGCCCTGCAGGCTCGGCAGGGCGGGCGCCGCTCCCACGCCACCGAAAACGCCGCCCAGCGGGCCGGTGAGCGCATTGGAGATCGGGCCGAGGATGAAGCGCCGCGTCGAGAGCCGGGCGAGATCGACGATCATCGAGGTGACCATGTCGCGCAGCCCGAGCTTGCCGGTCTTCACGAACTCCGCGACGGCGTCCTCGGCGCCGCGGAAGGCGCCGGTCAGCGTCTCGCCGAGGCCCTTACCGAGGTCGAGGGCATCGCTGGCATATTGCGCCAGCGCATCGCCCACTGCATCGACGCTTGCCTTCGCAGTCTCCATTGCCTTCGCCGCGGTCTCACCCGCCTTGCGCATCGCGCCACCGGCGCGCCCTGCCGCCTCCGCCGTCTCGTCGAGCGCGTTTGCCACCGCCCGGTCACGCACCGCGTCGAAGAACCCGCCCATCGGATCGTCGTCCATGATCCTGGCGACCCGGTCGCGCAGGTCGGCATAGGCCGTGTCCGCCCGCCCTTCGGCTGCCATCCCGGCGCGGTAGAGCGCGCCGCTGGCCTCGCTCAGCCGGTCGACGACGCCGCCCATCCCGCCGCTGCCGAACTCGGTGCCGAAGGCCTCGTTCATCGTCCCGGCGATGCCGTCGACCATCTGGCCGACCCACCAGGCAATGTCGTGCAGCTTGGTGGCGACATGCGAGGCCGCGAGGTTGAAGGCGGCGAGGAAAATGTCGGGCACGGCGACAACCGTCACCCGGACGCCCTCCACGGCCGCGCGCATGCCGTTGATGATGGCGTTGCCGACATCGCGGACGCCGATCACCACCGCGTCCCAGGCGGCGGCGAACCAGGGCGAGATCGCGTCGACCGCCGGCTTCAGCACGTTCCAGAGCCCGTCGCGGATCGTCTGCCAGACGGCGAGGGCCACGTCGCCGAAGCCGACGGCGACGTCCGAGGTCTCGTTTATCTCGTGGCGCATGCCGGCGATGGCGGCCGACGAGGCGACCACGGCTGCCGTCAGCAGTGGAAACCGGGTGACCACGCCGCCGATCATCCGGCCGGTGTCGCGCAGGGCGCCCTGCACCCCGCCCTGGCCGGCGCCGTAGATCTGCTGGATCTGCGCGCCCTGCTGGACGAAGACCATCATCGGGTTCATCCCCGAGACCAGCGAGACGAAGACGTCGTTGAGCTGGAACATCAGCATCCGGCTCTGAAACGCCGCATAGCGCGAGGCGCTGGCCATCTGCGTCAGCGCCGTCGAGCGACCCTTGAGCGCGGCGATGCTGGCGAGCGCCGCCTGCCGCTCCCGGCCGATCGCCGCCCCCATTTCGTCGGCCGAGATGGCACCGACGGCATGGGCCTGCCTGATGTCGGCGAGGCTGGCACGGTAGCTCCGGACCACACCGAAGAGCGGATTGTGCTTCGCCCTGAGATCGTCGAGCGCGGATCCGTAGGCGGCGATGTCGTCGGCGCTGCGGGCGAGGCCGGGAGCAACGCCCGTCACCCGGTCGATCCGCTCGACCAGCGTGCCGGTGGAGGCGCCGGCGGCGCGCAGGGTCGCCGCCGCCCGCGCCGCTCGATCTGCCAATGCCTCCATCTGCGCCAGCGCGCCGCTGGCCGAGGCCCCGACGCCGGTCAGGGCCTGCGACGCGCCGCGACCGTCGGTGGCGATTGCGTCCAGTGCTCGCTGCCCTTCCGCGCCGATGCCGGTCAGTTCCGCCTTCAGCTCGCGGCCGCCGACGGCGACCAGTCGTACGGAGA